AAGGGATTCTGTTGCAGTGTATGGTGGATGATATCCAAAGATTCTGACTTTAACTCTGTTCAACAGAAGAGGATCATCATTATCTTCTACTGTTCCAATCCACCAATAAAATCCATCGCGGCCAATAAACATATTTTATAAGTCCTGCATGTTAACCGTTTTCAACACTGAAGCCGGAACATTGTTAATGACCCATGCGTACAGTTGTCGTTTAATCGCAAGATCACTCACAATAGGTTTTCCAGATTTCTTAAGAGTTAGATATAGGAAATTTTTAACTGTTGGTTTTCCAAATCTAGAGTTTTTAATTTCTTTTCCACTGCTGTCTGTAAAGTATGTAGTATTCTCTCTGTTGTTTAATATAACATAAAGCGAACCATCAACCTCGTTTGGCAAACCTTTTTTAACTAAGTCAAGAACCGTTCTTGCTGCACCTTCGTGAGTTTGCAAAAGAATATCGGCAGGAACAACTCTTTCTCGATCCGCATTGTTTTTAATTGCAATTTCATAATTCGTTAGAACCCAAGTCAAATGAATATTTTTTGGATCATATCCTACTTCTATTAACTTTGGTAGATATGAATTTAATTCGCTCATGTCTTTTAGCGTCATATCAAAAATTATATTTGGCAATGTTTTTTCTTTTGCACCACTTAGAATTAAATCCAAAGTTTTTTCTTTTGCGCCAGTTGCCTTTACTAGCATATGCAAAATGAACACATGTTCTGGAGTTCTTAAATCCAAATCTTTAAGAGAAACTTTATCATCGACTAAAATTTTTCTTACCAATGCAAAAACTTCTGGCGATAAATTTTTACCATACTTTTCCAATAAATCATCAGTGGTAAATTTTTTCAAATTATCTAATTTTTGAAATGATGTTTTCAGTTCATCAACGTCACGAATTTTAAACAGTTCATCGTGCATGAAGTTTTTGATTGCAAATCCTTTTCCTGAACCTGCGCCACCAGCTAAGAAAACGATTTGACCGTATCGTTTGTCGTTGTTGTAAATGATAAGTTTTTCATGAAGATTATATTCATATTCGTTGAAAAACTCTGAAAATGTTTTTAACATTTATTAACTCTCTAAAGTTTTTATCCTAAAAGTTTATCGATATCATTTTGTAGTGACCCTCTGCTCAATTCTATTTTTTTTCTATATCGTTGTTTATCAATGATGTGTCTACATGCAGTAACCAAATACTTACCAGAGTGCATTCGGTCATTTTGCACCTCAGAATTTTCTAAGGCTAGTGATTTGGCAACCAAACTAGGTATATCTAATTCTACTGCATATCCAGACCTAATCTTGTTGCTTCCTCCTGGAATATCAACAAGAATTCTTATGCTGCTATTTAATATTGCACCATATGTATCATTTGCAACCCATTGTTTTTTATTTACAATAGAATCATTTGTCGGACTAACAACTAATCGTTCACCTTGAATTTGAGAAACATCATCATACGAAAAAAATATGTTGCCGCTCTCAATAAATTTGTTTTGATAAAAGTCCGAATTTAATGCTCTGTCTTTATACGAAATTTTAATGTCACCATATTTTCGTGTTGCTAAATTTATTTCTCTGACTCTAGAATTATAAAATCCACCGTTCATGTAATCCAAGTGTTTGTAATTTTCTTGTATTTGAAATGCTGTTGCAACAACATTTGTTTCGGCACCTTCTTCTGTTACATAAACAACGCCTGGAACATACAATATTTTTGGTATATTGGCGCCTGATGTTGTCCACCATTTTTTTATTTCAGACAGCCCCATAAAAAGATGTCTATAGTCGGTTGACTTGTTTGTATTAAATCTCTCAAAAAATACATAATAGTCTCCATCAACACTTGCTCTTTTTGCTAAATGTGTAATGGCTTCTATTGGATTATATCCTGGACTTACAAACGTGTTTTGTAATCCTGTTCCTATATTCGGTATATTAAGATAAGGATTAATTTCCATAGACGAATATAGTTTTTTAACTATGTCTGTTATTGATCTATTGCCACCAAAACTTTTGTATAATCTTTTTTTCTGAGATTCTATAGCAGATTTAGAAGTAAATCGTAAATCATATGTCATAGTATTTTGATCTTCGACGGCAACTTTAGATATTTCATAGACAACTAAATCATCTCTAGAAACAATTATCTCAGACGTATTTGGTTTTAGTGCTCTAATGGTTATAACTTCTCCACCGGTGAATATGAATTTTTCTAATCCACCAACATAATCTCTTATGCGAATAAATCCTGAAATTGATGGACTAAAAATATCTTCATAAACTTCCATAACAACAAAAACATCAGTGAGAGATACCCTAGTGCCATTTTTAATAACTATAGTTAATTCGTGTAGTGTATATGAGTCTACAAAATGTCTAGGCGTAGCTTCTTCAGTTGCACCAACTACCGCAGAAGTTGTACTATTAGAAAAATTTGGTAATTCTGTTGCCATAGTTAATTATAATAATTCTCGAAGTCCAGTTTCAAACTGAATAATGTATGGAAAATCTAAAACTTTTATTCTAGCTTTTTTTATATTAAGTCTAGTTTCATATTCAAAAAAAGTTTCTCTATATTTTGACGATCCAGAAAGAGATTGCCAATATTCCTCACTTACAATTACACCTTCTGATGTGTAATGATAAGCATAGTTTGACATTGCATATGTCATTGATCCATATTTTTCTTCTATGTATTTGTTAAATGTTTCATAGTCTTTTGGCCAGTCATCGTATATACTTATAATGTTATTAACAAGAAGTAATATGTATTCATACTTTGAAGAATCATATAATTGGAAAGAAACAATATCAGGCCTTTCTCCATTCTGAACAACATATCGCCGTAAAAAATTTGAATTTGAAGATGATAATATAAGATTTTTTACTTTTGCAGATTTGGTAATATCAACGGCTTTGATTTTATCAAATTCATTTACCGAATATAATATTTTTGGATAATATTGATACATTTTATCTTATGGTTCTGTAATTAAGGTCTGACGATCTGGTTGGATCTGTTCCTACTGTTTTTGAAGTGTCCACTATTTTAGCGTCTGTCAGGGAATCACCAAGAGTTCTTGGAACAATTTCAGTCAATTGGATAGTTAAATTCATTTCAGTAGGAACACCATCTTCGAAAAATGTCATTTTTTGTCCACCATAATCTACAGCAACAGAATCTATTACACACGGCTTACTTCTAAATATCCTTTTGGTATTTCCATCAATTTTAAATTCAATATCGAATTGTGTCAAGTGTGGATATCCAAATAGAAATGATGTTCCGGATCCGATTGTTTCTTCGCCAACTGAAATTCCTGTTGTGCTAGGAACAGATGGAGACGATGCTATTCTAAACACAGAAATTATGTCAAGTGCGGCGCTCGCGTCTTCTTTGTTTTTGGGTTTTATCAAAACAGGAATTTGATATTTTCTATACTGAGGACCTTTGTAAAGCAATTGTGTAAATGGATTCACCGCCGATCTAGCACTAAATTCGGCTTGAGCAATGTTGTTCAGCCCAGCAGATTGAATAAATCCTTGCACATTAGTTAAGCCTTTTTGTGTTGCGTATTTCACGGCTTCTGCGGCAGTTAATCCAAAGTTTGCGGCATCAAATCCAGATTTGGTTTTATTTTCGTTAAACACCATATCTGAAAGCATACCAAAGTCTGTACTGGATCCAAATATTGCTTCTGTTCTACTGTATTCTGAAAAATCTGATATGTTAAATTGATTGGGCATTCTTATAAATACTGTAGGACCATTTCCTATTCTTTCTCCATAGCCATCTAGAAATACAAATCTAATTAGTGGAACATTAAATGAATTGGTATTGGAACCAGCATATGGATATTGAATCGTTTTATTAAGACCAGCCGTTGCATATCTTTCTATGGCATTCGTGCGCCTGGGCGCCGCTTGATTTTTTTGATCTTCCGGATATGATGTGGTTTGATTGTCGGCAACTAATGCAAAAGTAGTTATAGTTGGCATAGCATTCTCCTTTTAACTTATTTATAATACTATGGCGTACAGAGGAAAATTTAAACCTAAAAACTATCAAAAATATGCTGGTGATCCGACCAACATAGTTTATAGAAGTTTGTTGGAGCGAAGGTTTATGGTATATTGCGACAACAATCCGTCGATACTAGAATGGTCATCGGAGGAAGTTGTTATACCGTATTATTCTCCAATTGATAGAAAATGGCACAGATATTTTGTAGATTTTTATATAAAGTATAAAGATTCAAACGGTAATATTAAGAAAAATCTTATCGAGATTAAGCCTTCTTCACAAACAAAGCCGCCTAACAAACCAGAAAGTAGTTCTAAACCAACAAGGCGATATTTAAACGAAGTTATGACATGGGGCGTGAATCAAGCCAAATGGAAAGCAGCAGTTGAATATTGCAAAGACAAAAATTTTGAATTTAAGATAATCACTGAAAAAGAATTAACATAAATAGAACTAATAAAACTCGGAATCTTAAATGCTAATTTTCAAACAAATTCTAGATAAAGGAGTCTCCGCCAATATTGTTCCTGGCAGAACTCTTTTTGCCAGAGATTGGTATCGTGATGCGGCAACTCAAATATCATCGAACAGAGTTTCGCCTGGAAGAGTTCAGAGTTCATTTGATCCAAAAAGAAAAGTTTCTAGATTAGAACTTGGAAATATGTACATGTTCGTGTATGATCCAAAAACAAAAATGGATTTACCATACTACGACACTTTTCCATTAATATTTCCAGTAGAAACTCACTCAGATGGCTTTTTGGGCATTAATTTTCACTATCTGCCACTGATTTTACGTGCAAATTTGATGAACGCAATATATTCAACTACAACTGATAGAAAATATGATGAAAATACAAAAGTGGTTTTAACATATAGTATACTAAAACGTGCGTCTAAATATAAAGCATTTAAACCTACACTAAAAAAATATTTAAATTCGCATGTTCGATCACCATTTTTAGAAATAACTGCTAAAGAATGGGACATTGCACTGTTCTTACCAACAGAGAGATTTAGAAAGTCTTCAAAAGATACAATCTGGAAAGAAAGCAGAGAGAAAATCTAATATGTTTGCACTATCATCATTCAAAAATAAGTTAAATAATTTAACCAGACCGAATAATTTTTATATTGAAATTGATCCCCCGACATATATTAGAAATGCTATAGTCAGTAGATCGCGGTCGATACTGTCTGGCAGTGCTTCAATATCAGGGAAAAATTGGCTCGATAGAATAGCATCAAATTTCTCTCCTTCCAGAGGAATAAATGATTCTTTTATGTTTAGATGTGAATCATCGGAACTTCCAGGCAAAACAATCGCCACTTCAGAGGATGTTTCATTTGGTCCGACAACAAAGCATGCATACGATACTACATACAGTGATATAAATCTAACTATCATGGCAGGTGAAGATATGATAGAGAGAGCATTTTTTGAGGTATGGATGGAAAATATTGTGAATAATACTAATCTGGCTGCCGGCGGCATGGGATCAAAAGCTGGATTGATTAAATACTATGATGAGTATGCCACTGGTCAAGTTAGACTGTATCACACTAATAATTCTGGAAGTGTTGTTGCGCGATATACTTTATACGAAGCTTATCCAATTCAACTAAGCACTATGAATTTAAATTGGGAAGAACAGAATACATATCAGAGATTTTCTGCCACCATATCATATAGATATCATGTGGTTGAATTTGCACCAGCAGTTGTGCCTGCTGCTACTGTAAATCCGGCCGATGTTTTAAAATTAGCTCTTGCTGGACAATCAAGTCCATCTGACGTTCTTGCGGCCGCAAAAGCACGCGCAGGACGGGTATAATAATTTTTAGTTGTTATTTTATTGAACGAGGAGTAGAAAATGGCTTTACCAAAACTTAAATCACCAATATTTGAATTGAAAATCCCTTCAACTGGAAAATCTATCAAATACAGACCTTTCTTAGTGAAAGAACAAAAACTACTTTTGATGGCGCTAGAGAGCCAAGAAACGGAAGAAATGTTTCGAGCAATCAAGCAAATCATTAATAATTGCGCAGTCGATGAGATTGATGTAGATGATTTGCCGATGTTTGATTTGGAATATTTTTTCTTACGGCTTCGTGCAAAATCAATTGGAGAAACGATTGAACTTAAACTAAAACATAATGATGGGAAAAATTCAAAGGGTGTTGAGTGTTCTCACGTAACTTCACAAACTTTAAATCTGTTAGAAGTTGAAGTGCAGAAGGAAGAAGGGCACACCAATAAAATTATTATCGATGACGAATCAAAAGTCGGTGTTGTCTTAAGATATCCTACTGTTGCACTTGCTAATCGGCTGCAACAACTCGGACCACAGAATCAAATTGATTCAGTTGTTTCTGTTATCGTCGAGAGTATCGATTACATTTTTGATGCTGAAAATGTTTATCCCGCTTCAGAATCAACAAAAGAAGAATTGATGGCATTCATAAACGACTTGTCGCAAGAGCAATTTGGAAAACTTGCACAGTTCTTTAACTCAATGCCAAAACTAAAACATGTTATCAAATGGAAATGCGAAGGCTGTGGCGCTAGCGATAAAGTAGAAATGGAAGGAATGGCAAATTTTTTCGGCTAGCGATGTCTAGTGAGGACTTAGTTACGCACTACAAGACTAATTTTGCCCTCATGCAACATCATAAATACAGTTTGACTGAACTTGAAGAAATGATGCCCTTTGAAAGAGAAATCTATATTACTTTGTTAACTCAGTTTTTGAAAGAAGAAAACGAACGAATCAAGTCTCAAGAGGCTGAGGCAAAAAGCAAACGAAGAAGATAATATATGGCAAATCTATCAGAAGCACTAGCATCAAAAATAACAGGATCGATAAAAGGCGCCG